CAGCAGACCAGCAACGGAGTTGATGGCCGTCAGCGCCCGGCGCTGCTGCTCTTCGCTTTCCTGCTTGACGTAGTCGTCCAGGTTGTTGATCTTGGCCATCACGCCCTTGGGCAGAACGTGCTTCTTGGCGCTGATCTGGACCGAATACTTCGTGCCCAGGCCCTTGCCGTCGCGCTTGATCACCAGGATCATGGGCTCGACCGGATCGAACATCGCAGCGCCCCAGTCTTCCATCAGGTCCACAATTTGCGTGTAGACCGACTTGCGCACTTCGAGGATCTGCGGGGTGTCCGCTTCGGACGTGTCCAGGGCCAGAACGTTGAACAAGTAGGACTGACCAGAGGCAGCTTCCTTGAGCAAGGCCTTCGTCTCGTCATCGACCGAATGCATGGCTTTGGCCAGGCCGTCGCACACGGGGCACTGGTGGCCATAGGTCTTGTCCAGGCAGGGGTAGACAGCCTGAATTTCGCCAGCGGCATTCTTGATGTAGTGCTGACCGAAGTCGTGCCACCAGATGTGCTCGCTGCCCTTGGCCCAACCGGGCAGAAGAACGTAGCGACTGTCGCCAGGAGCAGGCTTGAGCGTCTTGGCCTTTTGCTTCAGGGCGCTCTTCTTGTCCTTCATCGCTTGCATGAGTTTGTTGATGTCCATTTGTTTCTTTCGTTTGGTTGAGGTTTGAGCCTTTGGACTTGGCCGGGACTATCCCGGTTACATCGGTTCAGCTTCTTCAGTATAGTCATCCGTGACTTAGTAAAATGGTCACGGATGAGGCTATTTATGCGGCGCGGCGGGCTCCAGACAGCGCAGCGCGGCCAGCGGCAGCGGCAGCGGCGGCGGTAGAGTCGCGCTCGTTCTGGGCGGCCATGACGCGGGCCTGGCCCTTATATTCGTCGCGGCGATCGGCGCCAAGCTGGATGATCATGTCCCGGCGATCCTTCAGGGATTCGACCATGCTCTTGTTGATGGCGGCAATGGACTCGGACTCGATGACCAAGTTCTTGGCGCGCAGCCAGCGGGAGTCGACCTTGACGGCGTTTTCCACCATCTTCTCGGTGACCTTCTCGCCACTGGCGACCAGGCCCTTGCGGTGCTCGTCATAGAGCTTGGCTTCGATGACTTCAAACTTGGACTTCATGCGCGAGGCTTGCGCTTCGGCTTGAGCGGCCTGTGCGCCATAGAAGGCGCGCAAGCCGTTTTGCTCGATCATGCAAGAGTCCAGCGTGGCTTCGCTGACTTTGGTGTCGCGCATGAACTGGTTCACGTCCACATAGTGCTGGAGCGTGCCGATGCTCGACGACGCCACGGGCGGGGGCTCATAGACGGCCGTGCTGACGCTGACGCGCCTGGGCTTTGGCTCGGGCTCAGGTTCAGGCTGCGACTCTTCCCACGGCGCAGCGGCTACAGGCTCGGGCGCAGTTTCTTCCGGCTCGGCCGCTGCTTCGGCTTCAAGCTCGGCCAGATCTGCCTCAAGCTGATCTGTCGTGTCGGCTTCAGCGACAGCAACAGGCTGCGGCACTGACAGTTCATCAGGAACCGCCGCGACAGGCTCAGGTTCAGGTTCAGGCTCAGGTTCCATTGCCGCAATTTGCGCAGCCGAAGGCTGTGACGCAGGCTCATCTTGAGCAACTTGAGCCGTAAGGCCAGCTGTTTGAGCCTCAAGCTCAGCCATGAGCAGTTCAATTTCTTCATTGGACGTGTCGATGTCAGTCATGTGGATTCTCCAATTTGTCGCAACATCTGCGAAACGTGGTAAGTATAGATCAGCGGTGACTTATCACCGCAGGAGAACTATTCGAGGATTTCGGCGACCTTCTCGAAAACGGCGTCGAGGATGAGTTGCTTGTCAGGGTCGAAGTGGACCTGTTGCGCATTGATGCCGCAGACGATGGTGGCGTCCAGCTTCGGGTCAAAGATCGCTTTGCCGGCCAACTCGGCTGTGCCGCCCTTGATGCCTGGCACGAAATACTTGATGGCGGCCGAGCCCAGGGCCACGACCACCGAGGGCTTGATCAGCTCCAGCTCGCGCTCGATGAACTTGCGGCAGCCATTGAGTTGACCGTTGGTCAAGAACTTGTCGTTTTTCCTGGCCTTGACCAAGGTCGTGAAATACCCTTCAGACGCAGCCAGGTTTGCTGTCTTGATCGCTGACTTCACGCAATTCGCGGCGTCGCCCTCAAGCAGCTTGTCGGCCTTTTCTTCCTGCCAGGTCGGGCAGTCCGACACCACCATGAACTTCACGTTGGTCTTGAGACGAATCGTCGGGTGGGCCTGGCCAGCCAGGTCGCAGGCGTCGCACTTCTTGTATTCCTGAACCAGCGAGATCACTTTGGCGCGCAAGAACTTGTCACCCACGTCGGTTTGGCGATCAGCCTTCACGGCGTCAATGATCAGGCCGGGCATCAGCTCCATCTGCGCCTTGCGACGGTCAGGGTGGCGCGGGGGCTTGGAGCCAGGGATCAGGTGCGCCAGGGCACCAACCTCTTCCAGGTTCTCGACGCACTTGATGCTGACCTTGGAGCCCATTTCGGCCGCGGCGGTCTTGAACTCTTCAGCCGTATCGAAGCGGCCCTTGACTGGCGCCGTGTCGTCAGACGCCCAGACCTCCTCAGTGGTGCCGTCGCGCTTCTTCTTGATGCGAGCGACCTTCCAGCCTCGGTTCTTGTTGCGCAGCGCCACAATGCGCTCCGCTGTGTTTTCGGAGATGCCCTTGACGGCCGAGAATGGCGCCAGGATGTGCTCGTCGTCAGGAATGGTGAACTTGCTACCAGACAGGTTGATGTCGGGCGGCAGCACTTCGATGCCACACTCGCGCGCATCGTTGACCAGGCCGGGCAGCTTGTCCTCCTTCACAATCGACATGCAGGCGGCGAAATACTCGGCTGGGTAGTTCACGCGCACCCACATGGTCCACAGCGAGATCACGGAATACTCGACAGCGTGGCTGCGATTGAAGCCGTAGCCAGCGAAGGCCTCGATCTTGTCGAACAGGTTGCCAGCGCGGCCGGCGTTCATGCTCGACTTAGTTTCGCACCCGTCGATCCACTTCTGACGCATTTCGGCCATCTTGTCCTTGTCCTTCTTGCCCATCGCCTTGCGCAAGTGGTCAGCTTGTGCGCGCGTGAAGCCCGCGACGTCAACGGCCAGCTGCATCACCTGTTCCTGGTAGACGATGACCCCATACGTGTCCTTGAGCGCGTCCTCCATGTTCGGGTGATCGTAGGTGATCGCCTTGAGCCCTTGCTTGATGGCCACGAAGTCGTCCATCAGGCCCGAGTCCATCGGCCCTGGACGGTAAAGGGCGGTGGCTGCCGTGATGTCTTCGAACGTGAGCTGGCCGCCCTTGGCCAGGTTGCGCAGCAGGTTTTTCATGCCGCTGGATTCGAACTGGAAGACGCCCGTGGTGTCGCCCCGCCCGAAAGCATCCATGACGCGCGGGTCGTCAATCTTCAACTTCAGGTAGTCGATGGACTTGCCGTGACGCTCCTTGATGTAGGTCTTGGCAATTTCCAGCACATCAAGGGTTGACAGCCCAAGCAAGTCCATCTTGATCAGGCCCCAATCCTCGACCACCTGCTTGTCCCAGTTCACCACGGGCGAGCCAGCGCGAGTTTCCACCACGGCGCGCTCAGTCAGCGGCTCGCCGGCCACGATCACACCGGCCGCGTGCTGGCTGAACGAGCGCATGGCACCTTCGAGCTTGAGCGCGTGACCCCAGACCTCCTGATTGTCGTCGCGGAATTGCTCCAGCTCGGGCACAACCTTCGCGGCCTCTGCCAGGGTGAAAGACTGCCCGTGCTCTTTTGGCACCAGCTTGGTTGCGACCAGATCGATGCCAGTCATGCCATAGACGCGCCCCGTGTCGCGCAGCGCAGAGGCGCTGGCCAGGGTCGAGTAGTTGGAGATGCCCGCAACGTGGTCGGTGCCGTATTTCGCAGCCAGGTATTCCACGACCAGGTGGCGCTTGCTCGACATGAAGTCCAAGTCAGCGTCGGGCAAGTCTTGGCGCTCGGGATTGATGAAGCGCTCGAACAGGAGGTTAAAGCGGATCGGGTCCACATCGGTGATGCCCAGCAGGTAAGCGACCAGACTGCCGCCGACCGAGCCGCGACCAGGGCCGACGATGATGTCGTTTTGCTTGGCCCACATGACCAAGTCCTCAACCAGGAGGAAGTAGCCTGAAAAACCCATGCTCTTGAGCACGCCAAGCTCATAGCTGAGCCGTTCCTTGTAGGTCGGGATCAGCGCTGGCGGCGGCAGGTAGCCCAGCACAGGCTGAGTGAACCGGCGCTTCCAGCCCTCGATGCACTTTCTGCCCAGCTCCATAAACTCGTTGGGCGCCATCTGAGGCAGACACACGGGCTTCTTCTCGAAGGCGTAGTTGCACATGTCGGCCAGCACTTCGGTGTTCGCCAGACCTTTGAGCCATGCCGTTTTGTTGGCCGATGCGGGCGCCCACTTGATCTGTCTGGCCAGCGCCTGCTTGACGCGAGCCACAAGAGTGGCTGGATCGCCGAACACAAAGTCCTTGACGAACTGCTTGGAGCGGTAGCCAACGGACATTTGCGTGTTGGTCGTGATGGCGCCCAGCACGTCCAGGGTGGCTGCGTCATCACCCTTGTAGCAGGCGGGGTAGGTCACCAGTGTTTCGGCGCCCAGCAGCTTGGCTGAGTCGCACGCCAGGGCGTTGAGCGTGTCGAACAGCGGTGTGTTGACAGGCACCAGCTCCACGAAGACTTTGTCCTTGCCGAAGGTGTCGATCAAAGAGCCCAGGATCGAATGAGCATTCTCCACATGAAACAGACCAAACAGGTCACCCGTGGAGATGGCCACACCTTCGAGGGCCAGCACGTCAGCCAGCCCGCAACGGGCGTGGTAGTAGAAGTATTCCGGCGATGTGGCTTTGGACAGCAGCTTGAGCAGGCCTTTGACGCCGCGCTCGTCGGTGGCGTAGACCTTGAGAACGTAGGATGGGTTGGGCTTTTCCTCCTCGCCAGAGGCTTTGGACGGCTTGCGATAGGTGGGGTCTTCAGCTACACGCACGCGGCAGCCAATGATGGGTTTGATGCCAGCCTTTTTGGCTTTGTTGCTGAACTCCACCATTGCGTGCAAGCTCATGGTGTCCACCAGGGCCACTGACTCGTAGTTCAGTTCTTTGGCTTTGTCGATGATGTGCTGAATCTGCAGCATGGACTCGCCAATGCTGAAGTCGCTTCTCACGCTGAGCGCATGATTGAGGTTCACTTGTTCTCCTTGACCACCCTGTCAGGTGAGTCTGAATGTTATGCAGCGGGCGCAGGAGTCACAACGATGCGCCCGTCGGTTTCCTGCGTGGCGCCAAATGTCGGCAGCAAAGCCACCACCATTGACACGTGTGAGGCGGCCGTGCTGTCAGTCCAGCCCAGCTCGGCGATCAGCGCCGCACGCAAAGAAGCGCGCGTGAAGCCGCCAGAGCACAGGGCTGACAGTGCGATACGCAACCACGCCGGCACGCTCTTGACGCCCGATGCGTCTTTCGTCTGCAGTGCCTTGCGAAGCTCAGCGGTTGCACCGCTTGAGATCAGCGTGATGGCCAAAGGCCTGATCTTGACAGGCAGCGTGGCCACCACCGACTCGTCCTGGGCCGACAGTTCGATCTTGACTTTGGTCAATGGCGTCTTGCGCTCAGTAGGCTCCAAAGTCACGGGCTTTTCAATGTTGCCAGGCGGCGCTTCTTTGGCCGCGCGCTCGTCCTCAGCCTTCAAGACGGCCTGGGCTTTGCGCTTGGCCACCTTGTGACGCGTGAGCAGGTCGGTGACGCAGATCACATCCTTGATGGCTGCCAGCGTTTCGACGGCCTTGTCAGCGCATGCAGCAAACGCCGGGCAGCGCTTGCAGATGTCCGAGTCGTGGCTGAAGACGCTGGCGGCGCCGAAGCAGCCTGGTGCATTAGTCGTCACGCCAAATTCCTCCCAAAGACCTCGATGACTTCGCGGCGCGCGTCCTGCAGGTCAAGCGGTGACACGCCAAGCGCCTTGCGCAGCACCGAGCACACGAAGTCCATGCCCAAAGGCGATGGCTTGCGAAAGCGCGCGTCCGGGTCTTGCTCGCGTGCATAGTCGATGTGCGCATTGGCAGCTTCGAACTCGTTTTCGATGAACTGCGGCGGGTTGACCGTCATAGAAATGACCGTCGTGGCCAGCGGTGACAGTTCGCTGAGCGCGTCCACGACCGACTGTCGGTGCGCGAGCACGTCTTCTTGTGTTGGCTGCACGCACGGGATCATTTCACTGACGTCCATTTCATCGTCAGACCATGAAGACATTTCTTCAACTGATCTGGACATGAACTCAATCGAGCGCTCGTGGCGCTCGGCCAGCTTGTTCACATGGTTGTAGGCCGAGCGCATGAAGTAGGTCGAAAACTTGCCTTGCTCATGGTCAAACAGGTCGTAGGACTTGACAAAGACGATGGTCAATTCACTGACCACGTCCTCAAACTCCATACCTGTGCCAATTGCGCGCAAGCGGCCGACGCACTTGGCCGCAACCATGCGAATCAACCCAATGTTGTCGGCGTAAAAACGCCCCAGGTTTGCGCGGTCCATGATCGTGCCCTCTCTATCAGGTCGGGAACACGCGGGTAGCCAGGCCGTCAACCACCTCTCGGTCAACCTTGGACAGCTTATTGATAAAGGACAGCGTCAAGCCCTGACGGAAGCTCATGCGCTTGATGCCGATTTTGCCGGCGCTGATCAAGGCGCGCGGGCTGATCACGTCGCTGATCTTGGCCGCGTCGTAAGCCTGGCGCACCAGACCGGCGAACTCGACCATCTTGTCGGCGTCTTCCTTGACCATGCCCACCTTGTTTTGCAAGATGAGCGACTCGGACTTGGCGGACATATATTGCTTGTGAATCATCATGCCGAAGCGGTCGTAGTTGGCCGAGTTCTGAATATTGGTGCCCTGATAGAGGCCGGTTTCGTCACCCGAGCCATTGGTGTTGCCCGTCGCCACGAAGCGGAAATTGGGGTGCGGCTTGATGATGCGGTTGGCGGCGTCCGCTTCTTTAATCATCAGTGACTTACCTTCCATGACGGCCTGATAAACCAAGTTGACCGATGGCAAGCACGCGTCGTATTCGTCGGCGCAGTAGGTCCAGCCGTTGATCATGGCTTGTGGGAGCGGGCCAAGCTCAAACACCGTCTTGCTGACGCCACCTTCGCTTTGAACGGTCCACTGACCGATGATGTGGCTTTCTTCGGTGTTGATGGTGTGCTGCACGCGCATGAAGCCGCGACCAGTGCGGGCGCAGGTTTGCTCAAACAACTCGGTCTTGCCTGAGCCCTTGTGGCCCCAGACGTAAGGGTTGATGTTCAACTCCAGGGCCAGGATGACGTTCTTGAGTTCGTCGGCATCGTAGACGTAGGTGTCGTTGATTTCCGGCACCATTTCGGGATGCGCCGGGTTGACGATCACACTGATGGGGATCGGGTTGCCAGTCGAAGACATGGCGGCCTTGAGTGTGCCCAAGCCAAAGACGACATTCAGCGGCTTCTTGACCACGCTGTTAACTGGCGTCAAGGCGGTAGGCACGACGGCGTCGTCGGCGGACTTGGCGGCTGCGGTGCCGGCCATTTCGAGACGGCCGTCAGCTGGCGCTGCTTTCGCAGCGGCGGCGGCAGCGCGACGCTCTTCGATCTTTTTGAGCGCCAGGTCAGACATGATCGGGGCGCCAGGGAAACGCTCCTGGTAGTCGGCGATGGCCAGTTCGGGGTGGTCGCTCTTCAGGTGCATTTGAATGGAATGCACTTCGGCGTTGCACAATTTGCAAACAATCTTATCGCTCATGAAAACTCTCCTTGAGTCAAAACACTGCAGCACATCGCTGCGACAAAATGAATTATGACGAGCATTGTCAGGAAACGCAAGTCAGTAATGACTGATCCTGTCAATGTTCCAGATCAGCTGATCAGCATGTGACGCAGCTCCTTGATGACGCGGTCTGGCAACTCATCCACGCGGTTGATAACCAGGCTCTTGGGGTAGAACCTGTTCACTTCGCTGGAGTTGATGCCGATGCCCACCACGTTCACGCCCATCTTGGTGACGTCCTTGACGGTCTTTTTCAAGTGCGTATAGAGGGCGCCCGTGTCGCCATAAGCATTGGGCGCACCGTCGCTCAGCACGATCATGGCCTTGCCCGTCTCGCGACGCGAGAGCAGCCGGCGCGCTGCCACTTCGATACACTCGCCGTCGATGTTGTTGGCCAAGATGCGCGAGTTTGGCAGCCAGCCGAAGCGCTTTCTGACGTCGGCACCCAGCCGCTCATTGAAGCCCTTGATGATGGGCATGTAGAGGCCTTCCACACGGGTGAAGCTGCGACCCAGGCGCTTTTGCTCGGCCTCCATGCGGCTTTCATCGCCCGCGGCCTCTCGGGTTGTGAAGCAGATGACTTCATGGCTGATGCCAATGCGCTCAAGCACGGACGACAGAGCGTAAGCAGACTGGGTGGCCAGGTTGATCTTGGCACCGCCCATCGAGCCGCTGGCGTCAAGAACGAGCGAAACGGCAACGTCCTTGCTGGTCGCCTCGTGTCTGCGTCGAAAGACACGGTCGTCGTTCGTCGCCAAACGCACCAAGTTGGCGGCATGCAGGCGGCCCGAGCGTCGTCCCGCTTCCCATGTGGCCATCGAACGCGCAGAAATGGCACGCTCCAGGTCTTTCTGAAGCGGGCCGACCATGTGATCGACCTTGTCAGCCATGCCGGCGAACATATCGGGACGATAGTCAGAGCCGACATGCAGCGGCTCCACCCGGTCGTTTTCTGTGGAGTAGATCAGGTAGGGCGCAGTCTTGGGCGC